TAGCAGTTGAGGAGATAATCCCGCAGCCCAGGAATCCCAATAAACATAGTAAGAAGCAGATCGAACTGCTGGCAAAGATAATCAAGGCGCAGGGCTGGCGGGCTCCCATAACCGTGTCAAACCGCTCAGGGTTTATCGTCAGAGGCCATGCAAGGCTTGAGGCTGCTAAGTTACTCGGTCTGAGCGAATGCCCCGTAGATTTTCAAGATTACGAGAATGAGGCGGTAGAGTGGGCGGACTGCATAGCCGATAACAGGATAGCGGAACTTGCCGAACCTGACCTGCCGCTACTCAAAGACTTGTTGATTGAGCTGGACACCGGTGCCCTCGACATGGACTTGACGGGCTATGATGCGGAGTCTATCGAAAGCCTCATGGCGCAGTTGCACGAACCTGAGTTAGATGATAAGTACACACAGAAGATAATACCGCCCGTTTATACACCGAAGGGCGAAAAGCCTAAAATCTCAGAGTTATACGATGATAAGAAAACAGCGCAGCTTATCACTGATATAGATAAGGCAAAACTACCAAAGGAAATAGCCGCTTTTTTAAGGGTGGCTGCGCAAAGGCACACGGCGTTTCACTTCCGCAATATAGCGGAATACTATTGCCACGCTACGCCTGAGATACAAGACCTTATGGAACGTTCAGGACTGATAATAATAGACTTCAATAAGGCGATAGAATACGGCTTTGTGCATTTAGTAGAAAGCCTACAGGCGCTTGCCGATCAAGAGGCCGACAATGATGCGTGACGATTTCTGCGCTTTCATTTTAACGCATGGAAGGCCAGATAAGGTGATAACCTATAACACACTCAAGAAAGCGGGCTATACAGGGAAGATTTACATCGTTATAGACGATGAGGATAAGACAGCCGATAGATACCGCGAGAAGTACGGCGACAAGGTACTTCAATTCTGTAAGGCCGATATAGCTAAACAGATAGACGAAGGCGATAACTTTAACGATAGGCGGGCGATAATCTACGCCCGGAACGCCTGCTTTGACCTTGCCAAGCAGGTAGGGTGTAAGTATTTCATTGAACTGGATGACGATTACAAAGACTTTTTATATCGTTTAGGTAGGGGTATAGTCATACACAAAACAATGGATGAATCCCTAACGGTGTTACTTTATTATTTTCTATCTATACCAGCCCTTACGGTTGCAATGAGCCAGGGCGGTGACCACATGGGAACGGGGAGTGGAAGTACCCCCTTATCGGCAAGACGCAAGGCAATGAACTCGTTTATATGCTCAGTAGATAGGCCATTCAAATTCTCAGGGCGTATAAATGAGGACGTTAATACATACACCACGTTAGGCCGTCAAGGTGAATTACTTCTAACTATTCTACCGATTCAATTAAACCAACTACAAACACAGAATAATAGTGGCGGAATGACAGAGATGTACATTGACGCTGGCACATACGTCAAGTCGTTCTATACGGTAATGTACTGCCCTTCCAGCGTTCAGATAGGCGTTCTTAAAGACCCACGAGAACAATACGGGCGGTTACATCACAAAATCAACTGGCATAAGACAGCACCAAAGATATTATCAGAGCAATATAAGAAGACAGGCAAGACTGCGGAGTTAATCAATGAGTGAAGATGGCGATAAAACCGCACAGAAACCGCCGAAGCGTGGCCCCGGCAAGCCTTTCGCGCCGGGTAACAATGCCAACCCCAACGGCAGGCCAAAGAAGACTGCTTGTCTAACGTCCCTGCTTGTCGATGAACTAAAGAAGAAGCCGAAGCTCAAGGATGGGCAGGGCAAGGCCAACGATAAGACATGGGCGCAACTCTTAGCCGAGGCACTACCGGCAGCGGCATACAAGGCGCTGCTGAAGGGGGACATCAAGCCCTATGCGCTGATTCTGGAGCGTGTAGAGGGCAAGGTAGCGCAGCCGATAGCCGGAGCGAATGGCGAGCCGATAGCGCTCAACATAGTGGTCAACTCCCAGGCGGCAAAGGGAACGCTGGACAGCATTGCCAGCAAGGTTTGACATAATTGCTATCTACACGATGCTATAACCCCGTGTTTCAGGACAACATTATGCGAACCTGACGAAGGGAAGAACTATGACAATACAACTTTGTGGTAGCAGAAATGGTAAATGGAAAGGCGGTAAATATAAGACCTACGGTGGCTATATCGAGGTGAGAGTTACTAAAGACGATTTCTTTTATCCAATGTGTCGTAAGGGTAACGGACGTGTTCTTGAGCATCGCTTGGTAATGGCCAAACATCTTAATCGCCGTCTTCTTGATTGGGAAGTAGTGCATCACATGAATGGCATTAAAGACGATAACCGCTTAGAAAACCTTGAACTTATTGGGTGTAAGGGGAGACATAATACACAAGTTGAGAAGGTGTTAAAGAGGCAGTCAAAAGAAATTAAGGATTTACAGGCAAGGGTAACATTGCTCGAAGCTGAAAATAGTTTACTAAAAACAAATACTGAGTGCTCTTCGCCATGCGAACCATAGCTTCACCGTCAACCAGGATATTCAATGATAACGCTACTGCCTTCGATAGTGGTAAGCGCCGAGCGCTGAACGAGGGCGGCACATCATCGAGTAAGACGTGGTCAATCCTTCAACTGCTGATATTCATAGCGCAGCGGGCGACAAAGCCCTGCCTTATATCTGTGGTGAGTGAAAGCTTTCCCCATTTAAATAGAGGCTGCATCCGAGACTTCCGGCGCATAATAGGTGATGCTTGGCAGGATGATTGCTGGAGTAAGTCAAACCACATCTACACCTTCGGCAAGGGGCAGATAGAGTTCTTCTCAGCAGATGAGCCGAGCAAGCTCCGAGGCGGACGTAGACAGATATTATTCATCAATGAAGCAAACAACATACCATACGAGGCTTTCAAGGAACTGGACATCAGGACAGAGCGTTTCACATTCCTTGACTGGAACCCCGTCAGCGAGTTTTTTGCGCATGAGCATCTAATCGGGCAGCAAGAGAACGCATACATCCATAGCACATACCTTGACGCAATAGACGTGCTGCCCCCGGACGTGGTAAGGAACATCGAATCGAACAGGCTCACCGATCCAAATTGGTGGCATATTTATGGCGAGGGACTCATCGGCAAGGTCGAGGGCCTTGTCTACCCCTACTTCGACCAGGTGGACGCGCTGCCAGCGGGCGACGTGTTCTATGGGCTGGACTTCGGTTATTCAAATGATCCGTCAGCCTTAGTCGCTTGCGTGATACAAGGGGATAAACTCTACAGTGACGAGCTGATATATGAATCAGGGCTAACCAATGATGCTATCGCTCACCGCATGGATGAGCTGGGCATTAAGCGCAACCACGCTGAGATATTCGCGGACGCAGCGGAGCCCAAGAGTATCGAGGAGATACACCGCTTCGGATTCAACATCAAGCCGTGTCCGAAGGGCGCTGACTCTGTGGAGTACGGCCACCAAAAGATTCGGCAGTATAAGCAGTTCTGGACGAAGCGCAGCTTGAACTGTATCAAGGAGCAACGCAACTTTAGGTATATCACCGACAAGAACGGCAAGTACACCGACAAGACGACGCACGTCTGGAGCCACGGCTGTGATGCGCGGCGGTATGGGGTAGTAGCAAAGGTATCTAAAGGGCCTTCAGGTATATCAGGTTTAAGACAAGAGGCGAGGTTTAAATAAGATGCCAGATAACACACAATCGACACAGCCGATGGATTTACCCGCAGCCATGCGCAGGATAGGGCGCACTGGTCTTAAATCGTATATGGGTATCTTGCATGAGCAGGAGCTAACACAGCTTACCAATGTGCTTGTAAGGATGCGCATATTCCGCGAGATGCGGCTTGACCCAACCATCGGCATTCTTGAGCAGGCGATAACGCGGGTGCTGCTCGCTGCTGATTTCAGTACGACTCCAGCTGGCAACACCCCTGCCGACAAGTACGCTGCTGATCTGCTGTGGGACATCATGAACAACATGTCATGTGAGTGGTACGAGCACGTCGAGGACGCGCTGGAGCATCTTTGGTTCGGCTTCGCTATTACACAAATGGTTATGAAGTTTCGCCCGGACGGCAATATCGGACTTGCCGACCTCATGCCGATGGCGCAAGAGATGACCTTCAGATGGGGACGGCAAGATGCTAGCGGTAAAGTATCAGGAATAGAGATGCTTGACCCTGTGACCGGCACGATATATCGAATACCATCTGAGAAGTTCCTGCACTTCACAGACAGAGGACGCAAGCGCAACCCTGAAGGCGAAGGCATGTGTCTGCACGTCTGGAGGTCTTGGCGGTACAAGACAAACCTTCAAGAGATCGAGGCAATAGGCATTGAA